AATGAGACTCCAAAGAAGAAACCCAACTAGACCCTCTATGATACGTATAGGATTTACCTTTAGTTGCACTTCTTAAAATTCTAGGGTCTGCAACCACATCTGCTTCATTAATACCAACATAATAAACAACTTTGTAATCACCAGCAAAATCTATTGGTGAACCTATTCGTTCAAATTCTGTAATAATATCTTCTAATGGTCTATCTCTATCTACACCTAAATCATCTATGTTGACAGAAGTTTCTTTTATTCTTTTACCCTCTTGTGTTTGTCCTTTAAAGTTTTTACCTTTTAATTTGATATTCAAAGATTCTAAAGTTTGTTTAGCTTTTATAGCTCGTTTTAAAGTATTTTGAATTTGTTGGTCTGTAGGATTGACATCAAGTATACCTTTGTTTAATAGAGCAGTTGTTTCTACATTTATTTGATTTAAAAGACTATCTATTTTTTGTTCTAGTTCGTACCTTTTATTTAATAAAGATGGTGTGTCATCAAGAATCATGTCGTTTACTAGACGTTCTGATAATTGTTTTAGTGATTTATCTTTAGGTAAAGATTTGTAACCACCTCTTGCTGTTGCGTTTAAAGCTAACCATCTTTCCCTTTCACTTTTTGTAAAAGGAATATTGTTATCTCTTTTTTTTCTAAGTGCAACATACGCAGCTTTGCCTTTGTCTGAAAGTCTATCAAATTCAAATTTAGAATCTTTAAATCTTTTATTTGATTTCAACATTTGTATTTCTAATTTTTTTAATTCATCTTGTAATGATTGCAATACTTCTTCTGTTGTATCTTCAACATTATATTTAAGTAACTTAGATTGATTAGCATCCCACCTACCTCCAATTTGTCTTGCTTGTGTAAGTCCTGGCATACCTTTACCACCTGTAGGTATACCTAGTTCTTCAGCAATTTCTAGTGCTAAAGTATCAACACCATCTTGACCACCACTATTTACAGCTTTAGGAAATATGTTTGCTTCTGGTTCTAATAAATCTGCGTAACCTTCTGGTTCTGCATATGCTAAAAACTCATCTTGTAATTGTTTAAGACTACCTATCTCTTCTTTTCTCATGCCTGTGGTTGTAGCTATGTTATCTAATATTCTAAGTATGTCTTCAGCAGGTAATTGTTGAGCTAATATGTTTGTACCAGCAGAATCTCCTGCTACTAATTTTTGTCCTTGAAACCATTCTTCACCAAAGTTAGTTGTAAAGTATTTTCTAGTTTCATCTACTGAAGTCATAAATTCTCTCATACCTTTTACAAGTTCTGGTGGTAAATCAAGTGCAATAAATTTTTTCTCTATATGTGGAAACACTCCTGTTTTTGGATTACCTAAAATATCTAAAACATAAACAAGATTTGCTAACTTAGCAGGTCTTGGGTCTTGTGGTCCTCTTTGCAAATTCTGTAAACTTTTTATTGTTTCATCATCTACACCATCTGCTAATTTATCTAATGCTTTTATAGCTACATCATCATCTACTTTTGCCCATCTCATCCAATCTTTTAATTCAAAGAATGTAAGATTTAAATCATTTGCATAAAGTTTTGGAGCAGGAAACTCAGTAAACAATCTACCCCATTTGGAATCGGTAGCATTAAGTTTCATAGATGTTCTAAAACCAACACCTTTGTTACCATAAAAAGTTCTTGATGCTGCTCTAGAAAATTTACCTTTAAATATTAATGAGTTGTTATCAAGTCTTTGTGTAAGGTTTGATGCAGGTTCATCTATTACATTTGCCAACAATGATGATATTTCTTCTGGGTCTTTTGAATCTCTAAGTTTTTTAAGAAGTGACGCACCACCATCAATTTGTTTTGCTTGTCCTTTTAAAATTATATCTATTGCATCATATGAGTCTTGTGTTGCAATAAGTTCTGCTATATCTCTACCTACAGGACCTTGAAAAAATTCTTTACCTGTAGGTTGATGTACAGTTGCTCTAACAGCTTTGTTAATTAAACCAGCTTGTTCTTTAATATTTGGATTGTAAGTTCTTGCAGCTTTACCAGCTTTTGCCAAACCAACTCCGACATATGTTGAAGGGTCTGTAAATATTGTATATGCACCATCAATAAGACCTGACATAAATTTAAATGCTTTTGAGCCAGGTTCAAATATAGAAACAGCAGCTACACGACCTGGTGATAGTTTAACTGTACCTCTTCTACCTGTGTAAGATGATGCAGCTCTTTCTCTTCTATCTATAACATCTTGAGATATTGGAGCACCATATTCGTTTTGTATTGCTTCTGCAACAACATCTGGGTCTGCACCTCTACCTACTAATTCTTTATATAGTTCTGTATCTTGTGCAAGAGTAGAATTACCAAAGTAACCTTCACCTAAGTTTACTTTATTACCTTTTGCAATTTCTCTAATAGCTTTACCTGCAAGTGTTGGTCCTGTTTCTTTTTGTACATTCTTTACTTCTGTATAGAAATCAGGATTAATTAATGCTGCTGCTGTACCTATACCAGAAAAAAACAATAAAGGGTTTTGTTGTTTCTTGTTATAGTATCTCATACCAGCAGTGCCATATCTTTTGATAAACTGACTAGCAGACTCCAAACCAACAAATGTACCTCGTATTGCACCTCGTCCAGCAGCTTTTATACTTTCCCACCAACTTCTTTCTTTATTAAGATACTCATTAATAATTGGTGTAAACTCTGGAGACTCAGCAGCAAGACCAATCATAGCTGCACCTACTTGTACATCAGGTGGTAAGAACCCATACTTCTGTGCAATAGCTGCAGTATTTTGTGCTATTTGATTTTGTGAAAAATAATTTCTTAATTCTTGTGCTTGTTTTTTTCTAGCTTCAGCAAATTGACTACCTAAGAAGTCTTCGTATGGAGATGTAAAATTCCATTCCCATGCCATGTTGTCTCCTTAAAATCCGTCATCCATCAATGCTAAAATGTCTGGACTCGGTAAGACGGCATACATTTGTCGCAATATAAAATTTCTATCCATCTGCATATCATTACCAAATTGATTTAAGTTGTTTGCTGTAACAGGTTCAAAAGGTCTTTCTGTTGGTCTATTTAGAGGTTGTGCATCTACTCTTGGTGGACCTGCTGGTGCAGGTGCTAATTCATCTGCAGCTTGTGTAAATAATTCTGCAGACTTTCTTTGTTCTTCTAATTCTTTACCCTCACCATAAGATGTAGATAAATATTTTCTACCTCGTGTCATTCATATCTCCATATTCAAAATCTTCTGGAACAATTAAAATATCTATTCTTCCTACGTTAGGAATGTAAGCAACAGTCAATATATCTATAATCCAGTCTGATTTAACAAACTCTTCACTAGGTGTATACAAAGGTTTTGAGTCTTCATCCCACATAGGTTGTTCGTCTACTGTATAGTTTGCTGCAATTATTTGTGCAAACTTGTGATTTAAATCATCCACCTAAACCTCCTAACAATGCACCAATATTTGGTGGACCTTGTTGTGGTGCTGCTTGACCTTGTGATGCTTGTAATATTGCTTGTTCTTCAGGACTTGGTTCTTCTCCTTGAGCTGTAAAATATTTATCAAGAATATTGCCCATGCTCTTCGGATTGTTATATATTTCAACAACAGCCATCATTGCACCTTTATCACCTTGTTGTGATTGTTGTAATAACATTTGGAATAATATCTCTTCTGTTCTTTGTTTAGTAATTCTTTCATTAATTTGTGTTAAGTTTTCTAAACCATCCATTTCTTGTTGCATAGTTTCTCTATCTATAATTCCAGCTTGTAATAACTGTAAACCTGTAATAATTTTATTTGGTGCATCAAAAGATGCCATAGCACCATATTTTCTTCTTGTTACATAATTTTTGTCAATATCAGTTGCAGGTGTATAGTTTTCTGAAAAAGATGCACCTTTGTATGTACCACTAATAGGTTTTCTTTTTCTTGTAAATAAAACCTCGTCCATCTCTAATCTTTTAGAATCTACTTCTTGTAAAGCATTTTCTAATATAGTGTAGTATTCAGAAACCATAGCTCCAACACCAGCTTCTAATTCTTCTAAACCTCTACCAGTTACAAAAGAGTTTGGTGATATAGAGTCATCTTGGACAGGATATCCAGCCACGACTCTTAGTTGTCTTTCAAGTCTTCCTACCGATTCAAATAATTGATATGGTAGGTTATTAACTGGCTTGATAACTTGGCTACCTGGAGAAAGATAGTTAATACTATTTCTTCCTTTTCGGTACTGTCCTGACTCTAATTCACCAATAATGTTTGTTTCTGTAAATACAGCATCCTCCATAGCTATGACAGATAAAATATTTATCTTTGCCATAGATGCCATAAGACCGACAACTTGGTCAAACTGTCCTTGTAACTTATCAAATGAAAATCTTTTTGCAATTACAAATGCTGGACCTTGTTTCAGTGGGTTAGGTACAAAGTCTACAATCTTACGAGATGCAGGATGTAATATGTATGTACCTTCTATATTCATGTACTCAAGGATTACTTCACCATTTTCGTCCATGTTTTCCCATGAGCCATCATTTGAATACTGGTTATAAGTAATGTTGTAATATTGTTCTTGTTGTTCTTTGTTATCAGCTTCAAAATATGCTTTAAGCTCTGGATACATTTGTATTAAGTTCTTTACAGGAACTTTTTGTATGATTGCAAGTTCTTGTGGTTCTTGCATATTTCCATAATATCCAGGAAAACAATCGTAAGGATTGCGTAATTCTGCACATGGGTACATGTTTCCATTTGCATCTGCCTTAGAAGTTATAACCCAAACTGCAAATCCGTAACCTGGTAACCATCTAGCTACTTGAGGCATCTGTAAATCTAATCTTTGCATCTTGTCAAAAGATGTAATAATTCTTTCTAACTTATCTTTTTTTGCTTTGTTCCTTTGACTATCTCTTGCATTTGTAATATGCACATCTAATGTAGGTACTTTACCTATTTTTTGTGCAAGTCTATCTAAAGCAGACAGCATTAAGTTTGGTGCAGGAAGTGTATAAGAATCTAATTGGTCCATACCTGAACCTAATAAATCTTTTATACCTTGTTCCCCACCATTTAAAATACTTCTAAATCTTGCTCTATCTATAAGTGCATCATCATGCATCTTCTTTAGATAAATTGCTCTGTCTAAAATCTGGTCAGGTGTCAATTTAACTCCATGGTATATCATCTAAGTCTAACATATTATAACCTTCATAACTTGGAGTGTAGTCCAAACCCATCTCTGCATATGTTAATTTTTGTAAGTTCCTAATAACTTTCATAGGAAACCAACTTGCCATAACTATATCACTTTTGTAAGAGTTTTTATTGCCTTTTGATGCAAAATATGCAAGTTGTTTTGTGTACGCTATTGATTTACTTTGTGCTTCTGGTGACATAAAAGGTAACTTAATTGCTTTCTCAGTAAACATAGGAGCTAGTGATGTGACACCAAATCTTTCATCCCATTTATTTTTATGTGTTTCGTGTCCTTCTAACTTAATACCATTCATGTT